GTACTGATTCTTACGGATCGTACTGTTTCTCTATCAAATAACTATTACAACATATGAGGTAAACGATATGAGTACGAATACAAAACAAGAAGAAACATGGGAAGAACGTAGAGTAAGACAGAATAAGTCTTTCAAAGAACATTCAATACCAGAGTTTCATAGGTTCATGAAACAGCATGATGTTATATATTTTGCTGTTAGTTTTAATGGTGGTGGTGATAGTGGTGACTTTGAAAGTGTACATTTTGTTACACAAGATGAGATACCTGACCATAAAATTATACAAAAAGAGGCTGGACTAGGTGATACACAAACTATAGATTGGGCTGATCCAACGTACAAAAAACAAAGAAATAAAATGTATGCACTGCAAGATTACTATCGTGATCCAATGAGATTGGGGCATAAGTACATCTGGTATAAACCACATCAATCAGAAGAACATAGAAGCACTACACTGTCTGAGTATATCACTGAGTTTATTGGTGACTATATGAACTATGTACAAATTGATTGGTACAACAATGAGGGTGGTAGTGGTGATGTAATCTATGATAAAGGTGAACTTGTTATTGATTGCGAAACTTACTATCGAGAATCTGAATGTCATAGATTTAAGGAGATAGACAATGGCTAATTGTTATCATCATGCACTGTCATCAGTCCAGAAATGGGGCGGGATCCCAGAGGATTACCAAGCCATTCATGATTGGTTTGATGACAGTAAGAAACATATAGCTACTGTAAAACATAGGGCTTTACGACATCACACTGAGGGTTGCTTTATGTGCGAACAGGTGTTCGGCACTACGATAACCAATAGTGATGGACGTAAAGTCCCGGTCCGATTGATAGCTGAAAGGCATATCACTGAGGATTGTGGCTACATACCAAAGGTATCTGACTGGCTTGATGCCATACAGATACAATCTTGGATGCGAAAGGGCTACCTAAAGTAGAACAAAGGTAGTATAATAATAGAATAGGGTAGATAGACAGAGATGGTTGGTGATTAGTAGTCTTTGAAAGCCAACATAACCTGTTCCAAGATGACTATGTATGGAGGAAAACTAGTCTATCTATCCTACAACTTGGAGATAAATATGAAGAGAGAGAAAACAAATACCATGAGTATGTACGACCTCATGGCAGCTCAAACTGTAACTAAACAATACCTGAATTACACAACAGAATGTGTAGCACAGGTAATAGCTCAGTTACCAGAAGAACATAAGATGACATCATTAGATGCTAAGTGTGACTTGTCATACAATCAAGGCAAACGTGATGCGTTTATGGAATTGTTTAGTATCTTAGACAATCAAGAACAAACCATATCAAATCTTATTGATGATCGTTCTGATGAAATGCACCAGCAATCAGAAGATGAGAAAGTTATGGCTGAAGAAAATGAGTTGTGATAACTTCCGTAAGTTTCATCGTAATAACCCTATGGTATTTCATAGGGTTGTTCAGCTTACAGATAAACTTAGGAAGAAAGGACGTAAGCATTACAACATAGAAATAATACTTGGTGTTATCAGGTACGACATAGATGTTGATACTGTTGGTGACCAGTTCAAAATCAACAACAATTACAAACCATTCTATGCGCGTATGCTCATGGATTATATAGGTGATGATGACTTCTTTGCTTTACGTGAAAGCATTGCAGGTAATCATGACTATGGTCCAGACATTGAGTATTACATTAACTGGAAAGCAACATACTTCTTGGAGATAAACTTATGACTATAGATAAAACAATAAACGTACTTGAACAGCTTGGTGGTAACACTAAACATTATGTAAACGAAGATGGTGAATGGGAGTTCACTGTCATAACACTTGGAGATAACAATGAAACTACTAACAAAGACACAACGAACACAACTGATTAAAAATCATGAGCAACAAGATGGTACTAAATCATTTGATTGTGTTGTTAAACTATTCAATCCAATAGGTATAGGTACTTGGTATCTATCAGAGTTGGATCCAGAGACTAACATAGCTTACGGATTGTGCATAATAACTGAAGCTGAGTATGGATTTGTAAGTCTTGATGAACTAGCTAGTACACCAGTAGGTATGGGACTGGGTATTGAAAGAGACATTATGTTTCCATCTGGTTTAAGTCTACAAGAATGTATGACTATCCAGATGAGACGTGATGGTTGTTAATGAAAACACATAGACTACTCTATGTAAAATGGCGAGGTATAGATATGAGATGCACACTTGAGCAAGTCAAGTCTATACCTCAGTCAGATATTTATGTAGACATTCGTGCCGTTGATTGGAGTGCAACTGGTATTGAGCATTGCGGTTGTATCGTACATGAACATTTACCAGATGTAATACAAGCAACGATAAATCCAAAGGATACAAGCTTAGAGTTTAGGAGCGCCATACCTCATAGACACGTAGACATTTGGAATTATCACAAGCACAGTATGAGAGAACGATGGATGGAGTGTGTTACAAAACTCATTGACAAGATTGCTCACTCTAACATACAACAACACAAATTATTTTAGGAGTGCAAATGAAAACAAAAATGAAAGAGGGCTGGATGCCCAGCAAACAAACATTATTAGACATGCTATCAGCATGTCCGGAGGTAAACATACGTTATGAAAAAGATAAGTTCGTTGATTACTACCTTGCCAATGGAGGCGTATCTGCAAATTGGGAAGCAACGTTTAGGAATTGGATCCGTAGAGCAGATGAATACCGTGTCCGCAACGACAAGAGTACAGGACATTCTGCAACAAGTACCGATTCAGTTCAGAAAAGGAGGCGTAGAATACTTAGTGTTGCGAAGCGAACAGATACAGAATCAGATGGGAATAACAAGAGAGTTTCCAAAGACTGACCACGCTGATGGTATCGCACCTGATATCTTAACCAGTTGTAGTGCTGACATGAAGCCATGTTCTAGGGAGGATGTGGCTATATGTCTTGAGACTATAGCTAGTACATTTCAAGTCAAGGTTCCAGATGATTTAGGATTGACTAGATACTTTGATTTACTATGCAAGTATCCAAGATTTATTATAGATCACTGCACTGAAAGTATAATCAAAGAGTATCCATACCCTAGACTACCAGTACCTAAAGATTTTATAGACAGATGTGAGCCAATGTATGTTGAACATTATGATTGGCTATACAAGATGACTAAAAATTTTATGAGACTAGAAATATGGATGCAAGGTGACCAAAAGATACACAACAAATACTTAGATAAAGTAGAAGATAAGTAGTATAATTATAGAACAAACATAGGAGATATTATGTTATCACAACAACAAATAGAAGATAGAAAGCGTGGCATTGGTGGATCTGATTCAACAAGAATCATGACCGGTGACTGGCAATCTGTTTGGGAAGAGAAGACAGGTCGTAAAGAACCTGATGATCTCTCTCAAAACATAGCAGTACAAGTAGGTGTTGCAACAGAAAAAGTTAACCTAGATTTTTTAGGTTATGAGTTAGATGAAAAAATAATTAGAGATGTTGATGTTACAAGTAGTGGTGTACATCCTGATTGGTTGATGTCACATCTAGATGGTATGACATATGAAAAAAAGATACCAATAGAATGTAAGCATACGTATCATGGCAATCGTTTTGATGTATTGGCTGAACGTAACTACTGGCAGATGCAACACTACATGATGCACACTGGTGCAACATGGATGTATCTCTCAGCTATATTTGGTAACAATAAATGGGAACACGGTGTAATAGATAGTGACATGGGAGACCAACAACGATTGTTCAAAGTCCTTAGTTACATCTGGGAATGTGTTGTCAATGATGAACAACCAATAGATGTAGAGTTACCGGTAACACCAAAGCCAGATGACATTGCTATCAATGGATTAAAGTCAATAGACTTGAGTAAAGATGACGAGTTCTTAGAACAAGTAAAGCTATACAAAGCTACCAAACCATTTGTTATACAACACAATGAACATAAAGATAATTTAAAAAGCAGATTAGATAAGACCAAACATCGTAAAGTATATGGTGCAGGTATATCTATATCATTAAACAAACGTGGAATCATTAGTCTAAAGGAGGACAAAGATGAGTAACTATACAGAACAATTGATTGCTAAATTTAAAAGCGATTACAAGCTAGGTAGTGCAGACTTCTGGGATCTTAAAAGAGGTGGCAAAACTACATGGATAATTAAACACAATGCTCTAGAAAAAGTAGCAGCTCAAGACAACATTACGTGGACATTAGATGTACTTAACTTTAATCCAGATGTTGTTGTTAAGTGTGTAGCTACACTAGGTGAAAGGACTGTAGAATCATTAGGTGAAAGCAGTAAACAAAATACAATGAACTCTTATCCATATGCAATGGCAGAGAAGAGAGCAGTAGATAGATGTATCTTAAAACTATTGAATGCTCATGCTTACTTGTATTCAGAAGCTGAAGCTGATGACTTTAAAGAACCTGTTGGTAATAAAAAAGTTAAACTATTGGAGGAAAAAATAAATGGCAAATGATTTAAACAGAGTATGTTTAATAGGTAGGCTCGGCAAAGATGCCGAGCTTAAAGATTCAAGCAGTGGCAAACAGTACATGAAGTTTAGTCTAGCTACCAATCGTATGAAAGGTAGAGAAGAAGTAACTGACTGGCACAACGTTACTGTCTGGAATGAAAAACTTGTTGAACATTTACATCCATATCTGGTCAAAGGCAAACAGATATATCTAGAGGGATTGACTACGTCATGGAGAAAAGATGACGACCACATCATACCTCAGATAGAAGTAAACTATGGACACAACATACAACTACTAGGTGACAAGATGTCTAAGCAAGACAAATCTAATGTAGAAGAAATTAAATCAGTATTTAATGGTGATGAACCACCGTTCTAGGAGGAACAATGACACCGATACAACTAGGCGTACTCAAATACATTGAACAGTATATAGATACTACGGGTATAAGCCCGACCTATCGTGAGATAAAGGAGGGGTGTAACCTCTCCGCTATCTCTCATGCTCACAAGATTGTTGATGTCTTGATTAAGAATGCACATCTTGATATGGATCCAGCTGGTCATAGAAAGATAAGGCGTAAGGCAGACAGCGACAAACATGAGTAGCAACAAGAAAGAAAAAAAAATAATGAACTACATGGCACAAGTATATGGCTGTATAGTTTGCAAAAGAGAGGGACATGGATTTACAGAAGCAAGCATTCATCACCTGCGAACAGGCATGGGAATGGGACAGCGAAGTAAATTATTCATCCCACTTTGCTGGAATCACCATCAACATCCTGAGCATGGTATACATGGTGGTACCAAATCATGGCATAAGAAACATGGTACTGAGCTAGAACTATTAGAATATTATAATCTTACTAGCGAAGAGGGTTATCAGATCGAGCCTTAATCTCTTCTACTTTAGCTTTGAGTACAGCTATCTCTGCCTTATTAATAGCTATGTCTTGTTCCAGAGGTTTAATATCTGGAGCAGACTTAGCTTCTAACACATCAATCCTCTGTATTAATTGACCTTGAAATACAAAGAGAGAGCCAATAGTTATCACTAAACCTACAATCCCTGCTATCGTTTTAATATCCACGTATCCTCCTTAGATGTTCTTCAGCCCTTATCCTATTGTCAGTAGCTTCTTGAACTTTCTTTTGATATTGCTGAACAGGATCTTGATTTCCATACGTAACTTCAGCATATATATTTCTAGTATCAATATAGTTTCTGGTCTCATTGTAATTACCACCGTCTATGTTTAATTGATTTCTAAATATATTTTGATTTACATTACTATAAGTGTCAACAGATGTTGAACTCGCTATAGCTTTAGCTACCAACAGATTAACTTGTTCTAGCTTTTGGGTAACGCTACCTGTAGTTTGTTCAACTTGTCTAGTTATATCTGCTATCGAAACATCGATACTATCTTGTTCCACAATTGCAACATCTTCATCTTCAGTGACAGTGGTTGCACTTTCTGATGTGGCTTCCACTCCTGTGTCTTCGCTTGATTCAATTGCGACTGGACTTTCTTCACCTCCAGATTCTTCTCTGACCTCTGCGACTTCTGTGATTTCTTCAGGCTCAGGGTTTCGTTCGACAGGTCTAGCTTCTTCGGTACCTCCTGCAACTTCTTCGATTCCTGATTCTTCTCTGACTTCAACAACTTCTTCTTCAACTTCGATCTCTGTTGCGACTTCCTCGATGATCTCTTGATTACCATAACTTATCTCCAATTCTTCAGGTGGTTCTAATGTAAATACATTGATGACACCTGTGTTTATTTCTTCTATTGCTACCTCTTGAATGTAAACCTCACTAAACGTTTCAATAATTAATTCAGGTTCTTCAAAGGGTATAAATTCTTCTACTATAAATTCTTCGTATATAAATAATTCTTCTGGGCTAACCATAGTTAATACTTCTTCTATCTCTTCAAATGCTGTAGCTATAATTTCTGTCTCAGCTACGCTTAATACTGTTGGATCATATGTCATTGTGACCGATATATTATCTACATTGGGACCACCAAGATTGTCTGGTGCATTAGCATCTTCACCACTTAAATATAGATTGCCCACCCTACTGCCCGTCCCTGTATATGTAAGACTATCTGAATAATTAACACCATCGATACCTGTTGTATTACTGCGTGTTTGCGTAGTTGTAGCAAGTACATTGCCAAGTTCATCTTTAATCTGTATGCGTACAGTAAAGCTATCAGCACCGCCTCTGTTAGGCGCCCATCCACCTACACCACCCTCACCATTCTGCCACTCTGTTGTGCTGTTGAGAGTAATACCATTGTTTAACATAGGTTGAGTAATAGTATCTGAATATAAATTAAAATCTTGTTCAATAAATCCTATGTCTCCAAACTCAAAGTCGTGTCCTCCGGGACAACAATCACCTATAACTTCTGCATCACCTGATGTAGTCCAACCTGTTGATCCATTGTCAAACGTACCATTGATAATTAGGTTGCCAGTTACATCTGCATATGCTAGATTAAGAGAGAGCAATACAACAACAAAGCTACTTAACTTCATCACTAATCATCCCAGAGGGAATAGGTTTACCATTCCATTCATCAGCTTCAGGCTGATAAAATCCACCAATCTCTGTCCATCTAGCTTTAGCTTTTTCACCAATCAACCCATCAATTGGGCAAGGCGTCCCTGCATCCCACATTGATTGCCATACATTTTTATCTTGGCACATCAAAGATATTGCTGCTACTTTCATACCAAGCTTGGCTAGTACTGAGGTAGCTTTTCTACGTTCACACTCATCATCTCTCATATAGCTACCAAATGAGCCTGAGAAGCCGATTACGGTTACTCCTGCTGCAAGTGGTATAACACAGCTGTCTTGTCCATAAACGCTCATACTGGGCGCTGAGGAGCCATTGACTGCTGTCTCTTGATTTGTACTATTGTTAGTTGTATTGGATGTAGTAGAGTTTGAGCTGGATCCTGACTGATAGGTAGTGCTGGATTCGTACCCACCAGTAATAGCAGTATTACTGCCTGCGTTATTGGATTGGGTATTGGTTGTAGCGCCTGAGCTAGTAACATCAGCTATACTAGATTCTATACTTAACAATGCAATGAGTATTGCAAGTACAACAAGTGCTGGCTTTAGCTTCGACACTTCCATTTTCTCAACGCCAATGCTTTACGCGTTGGTCTTCCTTTACTATCTTTCATTGGTCCCTTAACTCCTGACATTCTGGCACAAAAACTTTTTCGCCTAGCTGCAGCTTTAGATCCTTTAGGTGCTTTGCCTGTAACAGGAGGTTTAAGTTTACTTCCATCCTTACGTGCAAAATGCGCTCTACCTGCTGCATTCAATCCACCACTAGGGTTTTGATATTTCTTAGCTACCATTATGTTTTAGCATATCCAGGTTTGCCCTTAGATGAATTATCTTTTGATTGTTTACGTTTGACTGCTGCTCTCTTTTGAGAACTAGACATCTTACTTGCTTTAGCTGATGGCACACACTTAGGATACTTGCCACGTTTCTCACCTTTACTTCTGCCACAAGGAGGAAAGCTACCATCAGAGCGAGGATTAGCTATGTCTACCCAACGTTCGCCTACCCATGCTTTGAGACCTTTCTTAGCCATTATTTTTTCTTTTTACCACCGGGCTTGATTCTGCCAGAGCAAACGCCAGAGGCATACATGTTTGCGTATGCAGATGGATACTTCTTGAACTTTCTTTTAGCTGCCGCTTTACCTTTTGCACATAACTTTGCCATATTATCTCCTTACTAATGAACCACCAAAATACAATCCTATTATGGAACTTACCACATGGGTATCTAATGGTGTGATTACTAATCCTGACATCGGTTTCCATTGCGTCATGTCTACGTCTGATGCAAATATCCACCAACCCTCTTGTATTGTTTCTGTATATCCTACGTAAATAGGCATTGATGGATCTATAAATGGTGCAAGTTTTGGTATAACCAGTATAGATACTACAGCTATCAGGGCTATCCAACGTCTGGTATTCTTGGTAAATGAATCAGTTACCTCTCTAGCTTTGTCTACTTGTTCTGCTGCAAATTCAGCTCGTTGCATAAACATCTTTTGTTTATCAGCTTCAGCTTGAGCTTTTTGTGCCATGATAGATAGGACACCACCTAGTACTGTACTAGCTAACATGCTTAATAATTCCATAGGTATCATGAGTTGTAGAAATAGCCTCCTACTATTGCAGCTATACCACCTAGCCATGCTATAAATGTAATAGCACCTTTGCCTTTGTTGATAGCTTCTTCGAGCTTAGTAATCCTGTCTTCTAAAGATACAATCTTATCTAGTATCTGTGAGTTAGTTACTGTTCTCATTTAAAAATCCTTTCTATAAAAAATGCAGGAGGATCTAACTCCCACCATTTGTGTCCATGTCTATAGTCTTTTGACTTAGTATGATGATAGTTATGCCAACCCTCACCCCAGCTAATCAATGATGTCAATGGACTGTTTACTGCTGTGCAATGTGGTTTAGATTCTACTACTTTATATCCAAAATGTTTACTATGTGGTATGACACCAAAAGCTCCAGCCACTATATAAATACAGGCACATGGAAATGAAAATAAAAATAGTCCTAACATAGGATTAATTGTGTACAAAATTAACACATATGTAAATAGTAAAGCCCAATAATTCCTAGTGATAAACATATAATCTTTGTCTTTGAGTATGTCTTTGACCATGACTTTGGGTACAGTTATATGGTCATATAATGTAAGCCATGCTCTTAGATAACCTATCCTTGCAGGTGATTGGTTGTCATCTGTAGGATGTCCAGAGTATCTATGATGATATCTGTGCTGTGCTGTCCATGATAATGGACTACCAAATGCTGATATAACTGTAAGATATTTGAGTATCTTATCTTTAATTGGTGTAGTTTCAAATGATCTATGGCTCATATATCTATGTATAGCTATGTTAGTTGAGAATATATTTACAAATGCCCATCCAATTATCCCATAGATTATATACTCAGGATAAGTAACACATGCCCAGACAGATATTAATACATTAGTAAGTGCTAGTAGTTGTATCTTGATAGCGTGATTCATGCCCAACCTAATTTTTTAACTAACCAAACATATGGATCAAACCAACAATGTGTAAGCTGTGGTTTGATATGATGTTGTTTGTGAAATGATTCAGAAAATGCAAATAGGTACATGTAAGGTACGTCTCTTACTTTATCTGTATGACACATAATACCTGTTACTAACATTACCCAGAACGTAGTCATGGCTACCGCAGTAGCCCATGTAAGAAACCATGCAGTTGGCAGGACTAAGAAAAGAATAGCATTCAACATGTAAACCAACATTGTTTCATATTTAGTTAAAAATAATTGCCAGTCATTTCTTAGCCTATCTGTTGCCAGACTAATCTTTGTAGGTTGTTCATGTGTCCTAAATATAATGTAGTACCATGTTTTATATTTAGGACTATGAGGATCTTTGTCTGTGTCTGAATGTTTATGATGGTTTCTATGCCATGCACTATACGATATTGGTGTACCTATCATAGCTGTTAGTGATACTACACTCATTATGTTTTGAAACCATACAGGTGGATTCCAGAGATTATGTGTAGCCCATCTGTGTATAAACAAACTCATAGTAAATTCTAATAAAAAATAAAAGAGTATGTATGTGTATAGAAGTTGTAGCCAAGATAGTGCTACAAAAGAATATAAAGCTAATCCAAAGTAAACAACATATAAAATGGTAAGTGGCACATTAGTACTCCCATGTCATAAGTTTTATGTTCTCATTTAAATCTTGTGTTGTAAGACTGCCCAGACATATTCCATCTGTTGTTGCTTGAGTAAAGTAAGTATCAATTCTGGAATCTTTAATACATTTCAATGCAAACTTACTACCACCTAATGATTGAATCCATGATTTGTTTGCCTCATGAAATGCAGATGTCCATGTCCACGACTTACTATTATTTATCTTGCCTACTAATGCATCATGCCAAGTATATGTATTGTTTTCATACATTCCATGTACATATAAACAAGGAACATCATCTTTAGAAACAATAACATTGTAACCAAAGTTGCTAGCGTTTATCGTAGTTACTATATGTTGTTTTAGTTCTGTATCTGATTTGCTTAAATGTTCTGATGCAACTGTTCCAGATTTTATATCATCTAAACTATCTGCATATATCTGATTAAACGTATCGTCTATTGTAAATTCGTTCATTCTTGTAAAAGTATAAGACATTATGTTTCTACTATTTTAAATCCTGTTGACGCACCAGTATTACCCATTATTGCAGCAGCAGACATAGTTGTATTTGGTGAACCTGAAGCTGTACTAGTCCAATGAAAGAATTTAGCTCCTGTTATTCCATGTTGTGATAAACTAGCATCTGCTCTGTTAAACCTTGTTACGTTACCGTTAGTTCCATTTGTAATTTCAATAAATGTCCAAGCTGTATAAACTGTACTATTTTGTAAGTGAAATCTCGATATGGCCCCATCTACATAACACGCTTGTATTGAATTAGATGAGTTAGCAATAGCTGTGCTACCAATACTTCCATAAAAACCAACACCACTACCAACTGTTACACCAACTTCAGTATTTTTGATACCACCAACACCTACTGTTATGGTTGTATTAGCGTGTTCAGTACCAGAAGATGTTCCATAAAAATCGGCAGCTAATTGTATTTCACCACTAGCTGGTGCATTACCCTCGCCATGATATTCTGATAAAGAATGAGGTGCAGAGCCACCAAACTCTGTAGCTATCTCACTGAGTTTTATTTGACCACTACTTTGTAAAGCCATCTTTCAATTCCTTGATTTGATCTTTTAACTCTTTTATACAGTTAATTAAAAGTCCATGAATTGCGTCATACTCTACTGTCTTGTAGGTTTTGCCATCTACTAAATCTAATTGTTTTTCTTTTACTGCACAGGGTAAAACCTTTTCTAATTCTTGTGCAATAATACCAGCAGACTTCTGTCCATTGTGTCTTGTAAATGTAACACCTCTGACTTCATCAATTTTATCTAGTGCATTAGGTATCATTTCAATATCAGACTTTAATGCAACATCTGATATTGTGGTTGAATATGCAATAACATCTCCATCTGCATGGAAGTCACCATTATTTTTAATTCTTGCTCGTTCAGCACCATCAAGATAAAATTCAAAAGTTGTTGTGTGAATTTCCATAAAATCATTAGTATCTCGACCAATGTGAGTAATGCCATCTCTTAAATCAGATTCAAGACTTATAGTTGTTCCTGATACATCTATGCCAGTACCAGCAGTTACACCTGTTATATAACCTGAATCATTAGTAAACATACTAATATTTCCTGCTTTGTTGGTAAGCGTTTCTGATGATGAAGCTGTAATAAAAGCTGAATCATTCGTAAACATGCTTACATTTCCAGACTTGTTAGTTAATGTTTCTGATGAACTTGCAGTTATATATGAACCAAGATCCGATATATCTGCTTCTACTACAGTAATAGTATTAGATGCAGTGTTTATTGTTTTATTTGTTAAGGTATCTGTTGATGATGTTGTAAATGTTAAATTAGATGTTAAAGCAAATGTGCCTGTACCACCCGGAATTGTGTGTGTATTTATTGTTCCTAAATTTGTTATGTTTTTAGAGTTACCATCAAGATGTCCTCCTAACTGTGGAGTTGTATCTTCAGATACGTTTGAAATACCTCCAGATGTATTGATAGTTGTAAATGAACTACCTGTATAAACCTTAAGTGAGTTAGATGTAGTGTTAAATATTAAATCTCCAGCATCATTATCAGAACCCGGATCAGATGAACCTACTCTATATCTATCTGCAAAATCATTGATTCCAGATATATTGTCTGCAACAGTTGTAACATTAGTTTTTATAGCTTCTAGTGCATTTAAGTCAGATACAAAGTCTGTTGTTGCAAGACTATTTAAATCTGATACAAAGTCGGATGTTGCTAATAAATTTAAGTCATTAACAATATCTGTAGTTGCTAATGTATTAACATCAGATACAAAGTCTGCTGTAACTAATGCCATATCACTTACAAAATCAGAAGTAACTAATGATATATCAGTTGCAAAATCAGATGTAATAAGTGATGCCTTACCAGCTACAGTTGTTACATTTGAAGAAATTCCAGCAACTGCGGTTACATCAGAAGCTAT